GCTACGGGTTGGATACCAACAGTTGTTCCGCTACTGTTAGTGGTCTGACCCCAGTTATTTGCACCAGCAATGTTGTAAAGGTTCTGCACAGGAGACCATGCGTCAGCATTCTGTCCCTGATACTTCGCCAAGTTGTTGCTAAGGATGGCCTGCTGAAGCGCATTGAGACCGGAGCCAGCCGTCGAATACAGATTGCTAAGGTTCGTCTGGTCGTTGATGCCCTGAGAGAGCATTCCGCTACCCTGAGCACCCAGACCAGCAGCCATAGTTCCAGCGTTGCTAAGAGCACCCAAGCCCTGACTGTTCTCCGTCAGAGCCGTGCCTAGACCAGTGTTCCACATGTCACCACGGACTTTAGCTGACATTCCAGCGGCCATCTCACCGAGGTCGCGTTTAACAACACCCTCAGCCAATGCCGTGCGGTCTGAGTTCAGATTACCACTAGCAGCAGCGCCACGATATAGGCTCGGCAGTGTCTTTTCAGCAGCTACTCGCTGGCCATCATCCATAGCAGCGTCAACGAGGCCACTAATGTATGGGTTCTGCGCGTAAGCATTAGCCGTATTGATGTTATTCTGCGTCTGGTCGGTGTTACCGAAGTTATACAGAGCGCCCGCAGCGTTACCCGCAGTGTTGTAGTTGTTCAGTAAGCCCTGACCAGTGTTGATCTGTTGTTGACCCACGCCACCATTAGCAGCACCAAAGTCAGCAGCCTGACCATAGGCGTCATACTGCGTCTGATTCGGAGCAGCAACGTAGTCGCCAGTGTAGGGACCACGAGCCATCTGGTCGTTGTAAGCCTGAGTCGCTCCACCAAACGCTGTGGTCAGAGCGCCTACTTGGGGTTGCCATGAGGGTGCTGAGGTTTGCGTTGAGTTTGTGGAGCTAATAGTTGGTAAGAAATTATAGGATGCCAAGGGTATCTCCCCGCTTGTAGGGGCTATGACCCCATAAATTTATTCTTTTGGCTCAAGTTGCTTGGTTTCGAGATTCACTCGCCAAGCACTGATGTCCATAATGTTGTCTGCGAATAGTGTTGGTAGACCTTCTTCAATTTCTGATTGGACATGAAGATTGTCCATGTATCCAGTTTCAGTAAGGTCACCTGTCTTTGGGTTGTAGCGTATGAAATTCATTTTGCTAATTCTGTAACGTAAAGACTAACAGTTGCGCCTGTTGTTATTGACTGCGCGGCAAATGAAAATGTGACAGGACTTGACGAACTATTATACCAGCTATTGATAGCTGTTGTTGCATAAATCATTGTCGTGTATCTTCGTTCAAATGTGGCACACAATACACCGTTAATCGTGGTGGCACCTGTTTGAACGTCATTACTAGTTCCGTTGTATGCACCTAATATATCGGTATCGTCGTTTCCGGCAGGTGTAGTTATACGCAGCGTAGCCTTTGAAGATACCGCAGTGCTTGGAGCGTAATCAGATAGGTTTTTTACTTGCCATGATCCGTTCACTAAAACATATGTGCCGTTATTAATATTATTTCCGACAGGTGCCCATGTGATACTAGTGTATGAACTACTTGATTTTACGTTAGCTAGAACCTGAACTCTAGCACCAGGCCTAACAGTAACAGAGGCAGAGCAGCTACCCGATGCAGAAGCATATCCACTTGTGCTAACGGCATTATTGACAATGTTAGCATTGGCAACACCATTAACACCGTCAGATGCAATCTTTCCGCCAGTAATAGTTCCGTTAACGACAAGACTACCATTAATCGTACAGTTAGCATCAATTACAAGATTACTAATGTCCGAGTATGTCCCATCCGTATTATACTTTCTGGCACCAGTAAGCTTCATTGAGCCTGCAGGCTGTCCAGCGATAGTGCCGTTGATGGCCCATACATAGCTAAGGTTAGCGTTTACAGTGCTAGCGGTGTTACTTGCCGTGGTAGCTTTAGTGTCAGCCTTATTTGCTTTATCTTGCGCGTCGTAGGCAGTGCTATAGGCAGCACTAGCCGTCTGTGTAACACTCGCAATCTGTCCGACATACTGAGTGTATGCGCCAGAGCTATTGTCATTCCACTGGCCATTATACCAGACGTATGGCTTGAAGTTCTCGTCAGGCTTGAACCACACATCACCATTCTGGCGACCACTAGAACCCGGATCAGACGTATAGACACGCCCAGTTCCAGCAGATGCCGTAAGTGCATAGGCAGCTACAGCAGCGTCAGCAGAGCTTCGAGCGGATTGTTCTGTGGTTAGCGCAGACTGAGAAGCTCTAGTTGTGTCCGTATTCAGAACAAAACCAGTTCCATTCCAGTAATAGGGCGTATTGCCGTTACCCGTGTCATACCACAGGTCACCGACCTTTCGATCTGCCGTAGCTGTCGAAGGCATTGTGGACTGGCGGAAGATACGTTGGGCTGACGAGTAGCTTGTCAGTGTCGTAACGTCTTTGACCAGACCAGACGTAGAGTCACCAACAGTTGTCGTGAGAGCACTAACATCCTTTACCAAACCAGCACTACTGTTACCCACAGTCGTCTGAAGGGCAGTGATGCTTGAAGCTTGGCTTGTCGTAGCCGTGTTTAGTGTGCTGATAGCCTGCGTGTAGACAGCATAGTTTCCCACAAGATTGGTGAAAGAACCATCGCTATTGTCACGCCAATCATAGGTGCCAGTAGTAGCCGAGGGTGTGCTTCTCGCCCACACATAGGGCTTGTAGTTATTCGCACTGCTACTGTCGAACCACACATCACCAGCCAAACGACCAGAGGAACTTGGAGCACTCGTAGCAATGTATATACGAGCGGAGCCACTCGACATTGTGAATAGCTGCTTTGCAAGCGCATCGTCACGAGTGGATCGGGCGGTCTGCTCGGTGCTGATAGCCGCTGTATTGGAGTTGACCGTAGCAGTCAGGCTGTCAATGCGAACACCCAAGGCAGCATCAGCCGTAATACGGGCAGACGCCTCTTCGTCAATGATAACAGCAGCGTCGGAGCCATTGGTTAGCACGAGGTTGTCGATGCGTGTGCCGAGGGCTGTGTCAGCAGTGGCTCGTGTAGAGGCTTCTGAGGTTATGGATGAACTCAGAGAGCCAACAGTCGAGTTGAGCGTAGTAATGGTTGACGCTAGTGCTGAGTCAGCAGTCGTTCTAGCTGTTGTTTCTGTGTTTACCAGAGCCGTAGCTGACGCAAGTGTCTGCGCCGCTACAGTCTGAGTATAGGTTGCCTGTGCTTCATCTCCAGATACACGAGCGTTAGCCTCCTGCAACACAAGAGCTTTAGCGGACTCATTGTTGTCACCTATGCGAACAACATGCTTCTTGGAGACATTCTCCAGTTTGGTAAGCTGTTCTTCGAGGTAATTGAAGTGAGACCGCTCGTCTGCTGGAGGTGGAGACTTTATGTATGTATCGAGAGGAGCTTCAGTCATTAGTTACCTGTGGCCAAAAATCTGATAATCAATATCCCACCCAGAGAGACTGAAGTCCTGAATGCCATCATAGGTCATCTTCAGGCTCAAATATTTACCGGGAGCGTTGAAATCGAGCTTGTTGTAAGTGATGCCGTCAAAGGTCATCTCGTGGTCGTATACTGCGGCGACATTGGGTGCATCAGAGGAACCCCATGTGAAGGTCATGACAGGAGCACCTACTGCAAAGGTTGCTTCAGGCCACATCTGGTTTACCACCTTGTAGCCACGTAGCTCCTTCGACACATCATCCATGTCCATGAGTTTATTCTCAAGGAACACTGGAGCCGTCGCAAAACTATCAAAGAGACCCACACCCTGAACGATGTTGGCTGCTTCATACACGTGAACTTTGGACGTAGAGGTGCCGAGAGCACTCGTGCCACCAGTCGATACCGTCATCAGATAAAGCTGAGTGCCGTCGAAGTAACTGTTGTAAGCACCAGACACTGAGTTATAGGTGACAGCCGATAGGTCTCCAAAGTTAGACCCAGAGTATGTGATGCCACGAGCCGCACCATTGACGTAGGGCAGATCATAGAAATACCACGTGTCATACACGTAGTTGTAGATAGCCGCCCTATTGCAACCGGGGTAGCCTGTGTTGTTACCTACGGGGAACCGACAGTATGGGTCACGAGACACATAGCAGAACATCACTTCGCCCTGCTTAGCGTTGTTCACCACAAAGAACTTGGATGCTTCAGTTGTGACGATATTATTGAAGATAAAGTCACGCACTCGGCCCATAGCGATGGACTTATTGGTGTAGCCATCGTGGGACCAAATGTCTTCGTTACCAAACACATAGTGGATAGAATTATGCTCCGCCACACAGTTCTGGTTGATGACGCCTCTGTTGTTGAACAGACGCCGATAGTTGAACACCAAGCTATCGCCCCGATACTCCATGCTCCACGTTTCATTGCGGGCGTAGAGTATCATTCGGTCACGAAGGGGCCATCCGTCTAGCAGCGGGTCTTGAAGGTCACCGAGGACGTTCTCTGTGGCGCTATTGTTGGTCGCAGCAGTCCATGACCCCGGAACACTATCGAAGGTCGTGAAGTCCGATGTCTTTACCATAGTCGGGTAGCGGACACCGTTCTTGGTGATGTTGAGCGCGACTAGAGTTCCCTGAAAGGAACGAAGGGCTTCACAACGCCACTCTGAGTTCCAGTTGGGGAGTGTGGCGAACGATGCGCCACCAGTCGTCTTATACCAAGGGACACGGTCACTACGGTTCACGTAGACCACATCATTCAGGATGGTGGCTGTATACACCAAGCCACTATCACCCGGTGAGTATCCAGCAGGACTTATGTTGACTTCAGTCGGCGCTGTGCCGGGAGTAGATGCCGCCCAGTTGGTGATGGTTCCATCTCGGTTGAACACTAAGAATTGGGAACTATCGTTCAAAAGTTTATAGGCTATACATTGGGATGGCGTGGTGTTGCTCAGAGCACCCACAGCATTGAAGATAGGTCCACGCTGAATACGATTGTTGGTGAACCGGACGTTGGACCCAAAAGTGAACGCAGTGATGGGTAGATCAACCGGAGACCAGTCCGTATTGACCCCGAGTTTGCCGATGTCACGGACTGGAACGATGGTCATCTATAGTCCTCAGAGTTTCATAATGTAGGCCAAGGCGTAATACGGAGGCAGCGTAGGAACCGCAGAACTCGCAGCCGTATTGTTGTGGATGTGGGACGCAGAGCTACCAACAGAACTATTAGTCACCGTAATCCCGGTTGACCGATTGTTGATGCTGATGTTGGTGTAAGCCATATCAGTAGCCTGACCAGAAGATGCACTCCGGTAGACATTGGTCATCACGGTTCCATACAACACGTTATCCTGAGTAGGCTTAAGGTAAGTATGTTGGTGGCCGGGGTCGCTAATGGTGTGGTTGTGGCCGGGGTCATTCACAGTCGCTGTGTGACTATGAGTCGGTATCTGGGCTTCGGTAAGCGTTACGGCCTGATTGGTGAGCGTAATGGTCGGAGTGTTACT